TCTGGAACAGCAGACCCTTGAACTTCTCAACACTCCAACGACCGTTGGAATCGAGGTCCAGGTCAAAAGTACCAGGAGTGTTTACGTTGTTCTGAGCACCGGGAAGAGCAGTTCTGTAAACGGTACGAACGATCTCACGGTTGATCTCAGACAGGATCTCGGAGGACAGGATGTTAGCCAGTTCAGCTTCAGCATCCAGACCGTGGATAGCACGGAGGTCCTGAGCCAGTTCCAGGGAGTACTGAGCCTTCAGGGCACGGCCACGAGCTTCAACAACAGCCTTCTCGATCGAGAAGCCCATCTGACGGAACTCGTTACCAGGTTCGCCAAGACGCTCGAGCTGACCCTTGGACATACCACCCATTTCCTTCAGACGAGGATCATAGGTGGGGCTGTTAGGAGCACCTTTCCAACCACCAGCAGGATAGGTCTGACCAGTGACGTTAGGATCGTTGGTGTGACCACCGGGGGAAGCTGCATCATCCAGCAGACCGGGGTTAGCGTTGACCTTACCAGTGACAGCTGTGCCGTCGCCCTCTACGGAGTAAGGAGTCTCACCGGGAACGTAAGGATGGCGAGGGGTTACTTCGCTACCATAAGGACCATCGGGGTTCAGTTGATAACCCTGAGCGGTGTAGTCGTAAGCAGCGGCGTTAGGATCGTCGTTATCGAAAGGAGTTTCCCAACCAGTGCCTTCGCCGGTTACGGAACCAGGCTTCTTGTAGCCAACAACGGGACCGTTGGTGCCGTCATAAACAGCGCCAGCTTCGTTGACAGGGATGAACTGACCATTAGCGTCCAGTTCATGACCATTGTACTGAGTGCCGTTAGCAAAGGTGTTAGCACCGTTGCTGAAGGTTACATCAGCTTCATCGAAGAATGCTTCGTTGGGGCCGTCAGGACCGTCATACATCGCACGCATGGCGAAGATCATGCCGGTAGGACCAGACATAGGCTGAACGCCACAGATGTCATAGGCGATCAGGTTAGGCATGGAGCGTCTGATCAGGGAGATCAGAACGGGGTCGAAGCCAGCACGGGGGCCAGCGTCAGCGTTCAGGGTGCCATCGACACCACCAGAAACGGAACCACCAGTGAGGCCCTGGTAACCAGCGGCATTAACGGACATGGTGGGGGCTTCCATCAGGAGGCCAGATCCACTGCCCTCGATGATGGCTTGTTCTTTAAGAAACTTCTCTTGGTTCTCAAGAAGTTGAGCGGTTACAGCCTTTCTGTAGGGATCAGTGATCTCAGGAAGATCTTGATGACTCAGAACGGGTGCCCACTTTTCGGTCAAATGGTTAGACATTTTGGGTTACCTGTTTAATAGTTGTTGATAAATCACTTAATGGTTCTGGAAAGAGCTCTGGCATAAGCAGCCATGGAGCTGGTCATTCCTTCTTCCATTGTGGGTTGCAGAACTTCTGCGGACTCTTCAAGGTACTCAGCCTTTTCGTTGGAAACCTCTTGGGCACTTACGAAAGACTCCTTGAGAATTTCGAGTTTCTGCTTAAACGAATCTTCACTTTCAAACTCTACAGACTCAGCCAGACCGGCCAGTCTTTCTTTACCTGTTTCCGAGAGATCCCAGGAAACATCAGCCAGCACAGCCTGACGGCTGTAGCCTGACATTTGAGCGGAGAGGTTAACATTAGCCTCGATTTGCTCATTGAGTTTGTCTTCCATGTCATCAAGCTTAGCGACCATTGATTCAAAGATGTCATACTTCTCATCGGGAAGTGTGACATAATGGTCTTCAAAAAGACCTCTCAAGCCTTGCATGAAGGACTCAGAGAGTTCGTTACGGATGCCGTTTTCGACAACCAGTTTGTTTTCTTCCAGCCACTGCTGGCTGGTGTAGTTGAGGAATCCCTCTACCTTCTCAGCGATGTCAGTGATTTCACTTTCAAAACGCTGAGAAAACTCTTCTTCCAAACGCTGGACTTCAAGTGCCAGCTTTTGGTTCAGAGCGCTCTCGAAAATGACCTTGGCACGAGCCTTGAAGTCATCAGAAGCATCGTGGTCAGTTGCCAGTTCTTCCAGAGCCTCACCAGCAGTCTCATCGACTTCGGCGTGCTCATAAGCCTTGGCAAACTGAGTGTTGCTAGAAGGCTTAGCTTGTTGGCCAGGAACAACATCAGGACCGATAGAAGTATCAGGACCTTCATTGCTTCTACCCTTGGTGCCGTCATGTTTGGCATTGCCAGGGATGACTTCGGAACCAATCTTGCCTTCGGGGCTGGAGCTCACACTACCAGGAGCACCCTTGTAGGGGTCCAATTTAGTGGAGTTATCCGTGGACCTCTCATTCTCTTGGGTTGGTCCACCAAGATCATTTTTAGACTGCCCTGGGACCAGCGACGTAGGGACCAACTCTTGCATCGGTTCTGCGGCGCTCGCCTTGGCATTAACTGCTGTACGAGATTGAGCCATTTTACTTTAGGAATTCAATTACTTAGTCTTTGTTATTTATAAAACACATCTGTTAGGAATTATTTCTCTTACGGAAAATCAACCCATCAGAAGGTTATGGAAGGTGTCGAGGATAGCCTCGTCGAGTTTGTTGGAGGGGACATTTTGCAGTGTTGTTACTGCGTTAGAAAGGTCTCTCTCCTTCAGAAGTCCGTTGTCCCAGACCCACTCTTTTCCTTCCATAATGCCCTGAACGAAAGCGTCTGGAGCACTGGGGTCTGCAACAATGTCAGCAGCAGTAGCCAACATGAAGTCTTCACCCACATAGTTGACGCCATTGCGATTAACGAGAGATCCCATGCCGCGTGAAGAAACGCCCAACGTAACCCCATCATTGAGGAGGGCTCCGGCGATACGTCCCATAGGAGTCTCAAGGATCTTTGCCTTTCCAATGAAGTTGCTCCCTTCTTGTTTCAGTGATGTGATCTTGTGAGAAACCCTATCAAGATTGACAGTCGGTCCGTCTGGGTGGCCCAACTCGCCCATAGCCCTATTCTTCGAAACATATTGCTCATTATAACGATTAACTTCTTTAGCGAGGATACGACTTTCGTAAATACGACCGTTACGATTCTTGATATCCCCTTGAAGGAAAGGACCTTGGATGTGGAACGTTTTCTTGCCATTGCTTTCTTCGGTCAGTACTTGGACTGACTCAATTTCCTCACGAATTAGTTTCATCTTGGGTGTCCTCCTCGGTTTCTGGGTATTCCATTTGTGGAGATTCTTCCGCATCTGTCATATCAACAACAGGTGCGAAATAATCAGCAGCTACTTGTGGTTTGATGTCAGAAATTGCTTGGTAAGAACGAGAAAGAAGTTCTGAGTTCAATACATCAGAGGCTTCTGCGTTCTTTCCTTGTGCAATCAAATCAATCAATTCTGCAACTCTTGACATAATAATAAGGTTTGTTTATGAAGTTATTTAGATAATGTGGTAGTTACATAGGAGCGGTACTAGGACCACCGCCACCTCCACCCATTGCTCCACCCATAGATATGGAAGCGGAGGGGTCACCTGAAAGATCAATATCTCCTGGTACACCTTCCATTTCACCTTGTCCTTGGTAATCCGCAGAGAGTTCTTGTTCCTGACCAGGCATAGGTCTCTGTCCTCTCTGAAGTAGTTGAGCATTGGGGTCAGGAATAATTCCGACGTTACGCTCATAAGAAATCTGTTGATCGATCTCTTTGATCTCACCATCAGTGTAACCAAGAAGACGGTTACGAACCTGATAGACAGAGAAGTACTTACCAAGATAAGGCTCAGCCTGAGCTGCAACTTGTAGTCTGTTCTGTAACATTTCCATCTCTCTCAACTCAGAGAAGTGGTTATCATAGATGAAGTCAAACTGGATGTGTTCTCTCATAGAGTCATACTCTTTTGGAGAAACAACACCCTTCAAAACCAACTGAGTTTTCAGAATGTCTGTAAAGAGGTGAGAAAACTTCTTTCTCATTCTTCCAACAAACTTAGCAAACTTCACCTCATCTCTCATGATGTTATCTGACTTACCAAGTTGGAAACCAGACCCAGCATCCTGACGGGAAATGGGAACGTTCAGAGAACGATAAAGTTTATCCTGGAAGTACTTCAGGTCTTCCAACTCTCCCAGGTTCTGGCCACCAGGCAGTGTAGAAACTTCTGTACCACGACCACCTTCACGACGTGGGAGCCAGTAGTCTTCCAACATCGACATGTACTTCTTCTCGTCACGAATTTCACCAGTTGCCTGGTCATAAGAAATCTTTGTTCTGTAACGAGCCATCACATCACGAAGGTAGTTTTCCGCCTTGGCTTTGGGGAGGTTACCAACGTCAATGTAGAAAAGACGACGTTCAGGTGCTCTTGCCATTCTGTAGATAACAATGGCATCTTCCATCCAACGCAGTTGGTTGAGGGACTTCTGTGCCTTATTCAGATAAGAAAGAACCTGACCATTGTTACCATCAACCAGACCAGAGGTCACATAAGTTACAGCATCTCTGGCAATCTTAACTGTGCCATTTTGGGCACCTTGACCCATGGCACCACGACCCAGGTAGTTCAGACCTTTCTTATTGTAAAGGAAATACTCATTAACACGAGCAGGCATCTGAACAGATCTCTGACCAAACACAGTAGGCTCATTGGCACTGTGAGTAGGAAGAGGGTTCTTCAGGTTTGGTGGGGGCATATCTCTCTTATACTCCCTCACCATCTTGATTTTCATTGCATCAATGTTTCTGATGTCCGTGATGCCACGTTCAGGAGCGTTAAGGTCAATAACCTTATGATAATAAAGACGACCATCAATATACCACTTACGGAACATCTCGTGGGCTTTATTATTGAAGTCGAGGAGGTGAAGAATGTATGCAAACTCCTCACGAATAATTGTTTTTATTCTCTCAGAAACATCCAGATTGGAAAGGTCAATGGCAACAGGGACATCATTTGTGTCTGATACAATTGCTTCATTGACAATATCTTCAATCGCACTATCAACTTCAGGGTGCATCGCCATGCAACGATACTTACGGATCATATCCTGATCCTTCTGCATACCTCCATCGAGGTCTACACCATAACCAGTAAGACCACCTGCAGCGACGGTTACACCGTCATCCATATTAGGTGGTACTGGAGATAGTTTCTTTACTTCTTCAAGATCATCCTGACGATAAGAGAAGCCAAATAATCTACTCTTATCTTGAGGTCCTTGCTGAAAAGAATTCACTGTGACTACTTCTATGCCTTATGACTTATTTAGATACAAAAAAAGGAGGGCTAATTGCCCTCCTGTAAGT